TGCCAATGGGCGGTGGCGGGCACCAGCTTGCCGTCACGGAATTGCTGGTCGATTTGGGAGATGGTCCATTGCATGGTGGTTTCCTTGATGGCTTAAGCCAAAGTGATGTTTGCGGTGCGCGTTACCCCATCACTGCCGCGCACAGATACGCGCAGGTTGGTGTTGCTGGTGAGGTTAAAAACCATCGTGCCGTTGGCGGCAAGCGAGGGCGGGGTAGTCGGCACGGATTTGATGAAATTCCCGCTGGAGTCGATACGGGCGCGTTCTGCAACTAAATCGCCAGCAGGAGCGGTATAAAAACGAAGTTCACCAGCATCTGTTGTGCCAACGCTATACCCACGAATCGCAGCTTTAGTGTAAACGCCAGCAGGGAAGCTGATTTCTTGATAGCCGCCGTTAACTGCGCTCGCAGCGCTTAGGACAATATTTCCACGCACATCCAACTTACCCGCAGGCGAACTCGTCCCAATCCCCAGACCTGTGCTGGTCAGGCGCATTTGTTCGGTGCTGTTGACGCCAAAAATCAGAGGTGGGTTGTTTCCGTTAGCTACCGTTGAAATTGTCGCTCCTGCGGAAGCCCCGTCTGTTTGGATTTGAAGTACCCGTGCGTCATTTGACTTCAATTCAAGCAAACCGCCAGTACTGCCGTTAATTACGATGTTGTTGTAACCAGCAACGTTTAGGGCTGTACCCGCACCAACACTCAACCTAGCCCCATCAAACGTCAGCGCAGACCCCGTGGTCAGGACTTTGCTGCCGTTCAGGTAGGCCACGCCGTTGGCTGTGCCCGCGCTCAGAACAGGGTTGCTGCTGAAGGTCTTAACCCCCGCCACTGTCTGCGCAGACACCAGGTCCATGTAAGCCGATGCGGGCAAGAAGGTCTGCACCCACGCGCCGCCACTGAAAACGCGCATTTGGCCTGCGGTGGTGTTCCAGTACAGGTCGCCCACGCCGGGCGGATTGCCCAGCGGGTCGGTTGCCGGGTCGGTGGCCAGGGGGCCGTAGTACTGGCCCTTAAAGTTGTTGAGGTAGCTCAAAGCCCCGGCAGCATCAGCCGATGCAGACACGGCGCTGGCGTTGGCGTTGTTGGCGCTGACCAGGGCGGCGGCGGCGCTGGCGGCGGCGCTGGCCACGTTGGATGCCACGGTGACGGTGTTGTTGTAAACCTCGGTCGTGCGGTCTTTGATCCAGGTGAGCACTGCCGGGAATTTGACATTCAGCCAGTTGGGGAAGAACGCGTGGAACGCATCGGCCCGTGCGTCGAAGTTCGAGGGATCTTCGGTGGTGGGCGCGGGGCTGGGGGCGGTGCCGACGTCGGGTGGGTTGGGTGTGGTCATGTGAGGCCTTCGATGGTGAAATTGAGCACTGAATTGGTGGCGTAGTTGATCGAGACAGGCGCGTCTTGCATGACGCCCAGGGTGACCAAGGTTTCGGAGTACATGTCGTTGTCGCTGCCCACCCAAAGCGTGGGGATGGCGCGCACGGCGATCAGGGTGGACCAGACGCTGTTGAGCTGGATGTTGTCGACCCACACGGTGCCGCGAAAGCCCCGGCTGAAGTCGCGGCGCACCCAGGTGTAGTCGCCGAAGTCGGTGTCCCACTCTTTGCGGCTGTAGTCGGTGATGAAGGGCGCAGCGCCGTGCTCCAAGATGCCCAGCACTTGTTTGCGGCCGATGACCATGCGGCCGATGCCCAGGGTGCCCGAGCCGGTGACGGTGATGCGCACTTTGTTGGTGGCGCCCAGCGGCATGCCGTTAAAGATGACCTGCGACAGCCGCCCACCAAAGCCTGCAAAGTAATACTCTGTCCAGTTCGCGGTTTTGCGCTGTGAGAGGCTTTTGGTTTCGTCAAAGATGACGGCGCTGGCCGAGTTGATGACTTCGACGCGCACGCTGCCGCCCGTGAGGTTGAACAGCGCCAGAGTGGTGAAGGCCGCTCCGGGCAGCACTTCGACCACCAGGGGGCTGGTGGCGGTGGTTTGGCTGCTGTTGTAGCTGTCAAACATGGCGTATTTGTTGCCCGCGCCCATGTCGAGCCACTTGGTCGAGTCGGTGCCTGGGGTGGCGGTGTTGCTGGACACCAGGCTGACCCATTTGTGTGGCAGGCCGTCGGCGGCGGTGTAGAGCACGGCGGCGTCTTTGTGGTAACTGCCAGCGGTCCAGTTGGGCGTGGTGTCAACAGCGGTGGTGCTGACCAGTTTGGCAGCGGTCAGCTGGATGGGCTGGACCAAATACATCTGGCTCATGCGGCCACCTCCACTTTGAGCGTGTCGTTTTGGACGCCGGTGATCGGCATGGATTGGCCATTGCGCGTCATGCGGCGCTGCAGCTGCAGGTGCTCTTGCGAGGCGACAGACCCGGCGCGGGTTTCGGCGCGCAGGTTGACCACCTCAGAGCGCAGGGCGCGCACTTCGTCGACCAGCGCACCGGCCCCCGACATTTGGGCGCGGATGCCCAGCTGGCCGTTGATGTTGGTGAGCGGCATGATGGCTTCGGGCCCGGCCTCGCCCATGACGCCCATGTTGAAGCTGGTGGGCCGGGTGACCACGCCGTTGGCGAATGCGCCGCCGTTTTCGAAGAAGGCGGTGGTGCCTGCATCGCGGCGGAAAGACACGGGCACGGACTGGCCATCGCCAAACCCGCGCACCAGCATGCTGTATTGGCCAAAGGCCAGGTTGTTCAAAATCTGGGCGGTGGTGGCGCTGCTGGCGGCGATCTGCATCAAATAGTTGGTGCTGTCGTACTGCAGCACGTATTGGCCGGGGAAGCCCGCAGCGCCGCCCGATCGGTTGGTGGCGGTCATGAAGCCGGTGATGGCGCTCACGGCGATGGTGCCCGCCTCGGTGTTTTGCGAGACGATGGAGCCGGACGTGATCTCGATCCACTTGACGAACTGCGCCGTGAGCACGTTGTTGGTTTTGCTGATGTTGTCGAACACCGAGCGGATCGGGTCATTCGGGTCAAACTTGACCAAGCCGCCCACGCTGATCACGGTGCCCAGGTTTTTGATTTCCTTGGCGGTGGCGTCGGTGTTGAAGGCGATGGCTTCGAGCCTGCTGACCATGCCGTCGTTGTTGGTGTCGATCATGCGGAACAGGGACTGCAGCTCGGCGTCTGAGGCTTTGCCGGCCATGCCCGACTTGAATTCGGCAATGCTCAGCAGCCCGTCGTTGGAGGTGTCGAGTTGGTCGAACCCGGCCACGATGGCGTTGCGCAGCAGCTGGGTGCGCTCGGCGCTCAGGGCGGTGTTGGTGGCGGTGGCGGCGGTGTTGCCGATCAGGGCGTCGAGCTTGGCGCGGGCAATGGCGGCTTCGCTGTTGGCGGTGGCCAGCTCGCTCAGGGCTTTGGCGTATTGGTCTATCAGTCGCTCTTGGCGGGACACAAGCGGCGCGCCGATGGCGTTGGCTGCGTTCAGCGCTTCGGCCAGTTTGCTTTGGGCCTCGAGCAGTTTTTGCTGCAGGGTTTGGGCAGCCTGGGCGGGGGTTTCGATGCCCCGGCGCTGGGCTTCGGCAGCGGCTTCGAGCACGCCCGACAAGATTTGCGCTTGGCCACGGGCGAATTCGTTGCGGTTGGCCGCTTCATTGCGGGCTTGCTCGGTGGCCGATGTGGCCAGTCCGGGCAAGCTGGCCATGGCTTCGCGGTCGCCACCCAGCGCGCGGGTGAGGGCTTGGGCAAAACTGGCGCTGGGGGGCACCACGATGCCGTTGACGTATTCGCGCAGCTGCTGCGCCAGGTCGCGGTAGGCGTTGGCCGTCTGGCGGGTTTCGGCGGCGATTTGTTCTTGAATGCTGGCCACTTCGGACAAGGCGGCAAGGTAAGCGCTGGTGCCTTGCTCGCGCACGGCGTCGACCGCGCTTTGGGCGGACTGCACGCGGCTGAGCGCGGAGGCCAAGGCGCTTTGGGCGGACTGCAGGGCTTGGTTGTAGGCCTCTTGCGCGGCTTTGGCGTCTTCGAGTGCCTTGAGTTGGTCGTACAGGGCGCGGTTGCTGGCGTCGATGGCGTTGCGTTCGCGGGTGCGCAGCTCGGTGGTGTTGCCTTGGGCGCGGAGCAGTTCCAGCTCCAGGCGCTCGCGCTCTTGGTTGATGCGCTGGGTGGCTTGTTCGGCTGATGCGGTGACCTGATCAAAGGCCGGGGCCAAGGCGATCAGCGCGGTGTATTGGCGGCGGCCTGCTTCGGTGGTGAGGTCTTGGGCTTCGACCAGCTTGCGGTATTCGGCATTGGTGGCGGGCAGGCTGAAGCCCAGCGCTGTCATTTGCTCGGTCATGCGCTTGGTGGCGGCACTTTGCTTTTCTGCTTCGCTGTAGAACTTGTCGTAATAAGCGCCCAAGCCCGACTGCAGGTTTTGGATGCCACCGGCCAAGCCCAGCAGGCTGCCCACGGCGTCATCGGTCAGGCCTGCCAGCTGGGGCATGGCCGCGCCAAACTGCACAAAGGTGGATTGGATCTGGTTGATTTGCGCGACCACGGTCGCCAGCTGGTCGAGCGTGGGCGCGTCGCCCAGGGCGTTGAGCATGGCGTCTGCCCAGCCGGGGGTTTCTTTGACCAGCATGTCGCGCACATCCTTGGCCACGGCGGCCATATATTGCTGCACGCCCTCTTGGCCGTCTGCAAATGTTCTGGGGGCCCAGCGGCTTTGGCGTTGGTCGGCCCAGTTGAGCAGGTCTGTGCCGCCCTTGTTGATGATGAGGGTGCCCCATGCGCCGTCTTTTGATGAGTCATCGGCAAAGGCGGTGGCGGCTTCGTAGCCCGCCGTTTTGCCAAATGACTTGGCAGTGCTGTCCAGCAGGCCGACGATGGCCTGCGACATGCTGGCGGCCATGTCGGTGGTTTCGGCCCGTTGGTCGGTGTAGGCAAAGCCGGTTCTGCCTTGCCCGATGTTGCGCATGACGCCGCCGGAGGCGCTGAAAGAGGCGCTTCCGCCCGTGTGGATGGTGCCGCTGGTGTCGAGGTCTTTGACCAAGGCGTAGACGGCCAGCGCGGCGGCGATGTAAGGCGTGGCAGCGGCCAATGTGGCCATGCCGGATGCCCCCGCTGCGCCCGCTGTGGCCGACAGGCCCGCTGTGCCAAAGCCGCTGGTTTGGGCGGCCAGCATGGCGGCTTGCGAGCCTGCGCCGATGCTGGTGGTGCCCAGGGCTGCGCCATAAGCGGCGCTGCTGCCTGCCAAGCCGCCCAAGATGGAGCCGCCCGTGTCGAAGAAGCTGCCCATGCTGGACAGGTTGCTGAGGCCGGATGCCATGTTTTGGCCGGGGCCGCCAAAAAAGGCGCTTTGCAGGCTGTTGGCCACGGGCTGCAATGTGGCCTGAATGACCGGGCGCAGCACCATGGTTTTGAACATATTGACCAGCGCATCGCGCAGGTTTTCTCCGAAGCCTTTGCCGTTTTCAAAGCCGCGCATCAGGGCGTCGGTAAGGCTTTGTTCGATCTTGTCGGCGGCGCGCTGCCAGTCTTGCTGGGCTTTTTCTGCGGCCTTTTGGGATTCTTCGGCCAGCTTTTTGGCGGCGCTGGCTTCGTCTTTGCGGATGGCTTCGGCTGTTTCGGCGGCCCCGCGTTCGCGCTTGGCTTTGGCCAGGTCGCGCAGGGCTTTGGCTTCTTCGCGGTATTTTTTGATCAGCAGCTCGGGCTCGCCCGCTTCGGCCATGATTTCGGCCAGGCGCTCTTTGCTGGCGGCGGCGTCTTCGTATTTGGCGGTGGTGAGTTCGGCGATCGCTTCTTTGGTGAGGCCGATGCTGGCCGTGGCTTCGCGTTCGGCCATGGCTTGTTTTTTGATGGCCTCGGTGCTTTTGTCGGCGGCGTTGACGGCGGCGGCTTGGGCTTTGATGCTGTCGTCGAAGAACTTGGCGGTTTCGGCGGCGTTCTTTTTGGCTTGTTCGGCCAGGTCTTTTTCGGACACGATCTGGCGCTGCACGATGCCCAGGCGCTCGGCTTCGGCCAGGGCGGCCTCTTTGCTGGTGCGCACTTGGGCGGTGAGGGTGCCTTTGAGCTCTTCGCGCAGGCGCAGGGCGGCGCGCTCGCCTTCGGTGAGTTTGTCGGCCTCGAGGCCCAGCTGTTTGAGGGCGGCCAGGTAGCGTTCGGCCTCGATGGTTTTGGCGCGCAGGCTGGCCAGCTCGGATTCGCCACCAGTGCTGACAGCAGCGGGCTTGAATTGCTCGCGGATATTGGCTTCGGTCTTGGCGATTTGTTTGGGGTCGAGCAGTGCGCTGTTGGGGTTGGTGCCGCGCAGGGTGTCAAGTTGTTTGCGGTAGTCGCCCAGCGCCTTGTTGAGTTGTTCTTGTTTGGTAAGCGCGGCTGAATTGGCCTTGGTGATGGCGTCGATGGCGGCGATGCCCTCTTTGTTGGCGGCGTTGCGCTCGACCGTGGCAAGGCCGGCGCGTTTTTCTAGCTGCTCGATCTCTCTGTATCCCGCGATTTTTTCTTGGAGTTTTTTGACCTCGCCATCGAGCAGGCCCGACAAAAATGAGCCCTTGCCAAATTGCTCTTGGCGCTCGAGCGTGTCTTTTAAGATGCGCTCGGTCTTGCTCAGGCTTTCCTTGACGCTATCAACACGCCCCCGGCCCAGCATGGCGTCCCAAGCGATCCCGGCGCCCTTTGTTAAGCCAGCCCAGGCTTTTTCGATGGTGCCCAAGTTTTGCACCACCGAGTTGGTGGCGGTCTTGAGGGCTTGGTCGTATTCGCCCTGCGCCAGGGCAGCGGCTTTGGCGGATTGGCCAAGGTCTTTGGCGGCTTTGATTTGTTCGTAGGTGCTGGCCGTGAGGTAGTTCATCGTCTCGTTGAGACGGGTGGACGCACCCACAGGGTCTTTGCCGAGGTCGGCAAAGTTCTTGGCAATGTTTTCCAGTGACAGGCCCAGAGCTTTTTCAGCGGCGATGGCGCTGCTGGCAAACCCGGCCAAGCTCTCGCGGCCCACTTGGCCTGTGGCGGCCAAGATGTTGATGGCTTCGGACGCTTTGCCCACCGTGGTGCTGAAAGTGCCCCCCATGGTCGCCGCGATGCCCGCCATTTGGCTGGCACTGGCCCCCACGGCGTTGCCGGTCAGGGCAATGGTTTTATTAAAGGCGTCGGCCTCTTGGCTGCCTTTGTAATACGCTAGGCCAAGCGCACCCACCGCAGCTGCTGCCACGCTGAATGGATTGACCAGGCCGACCACATAACCAGCGGTGGCCCGCAGGGCCGCGCCCACGCCGCCAAAGCTGTCTTTGAGCTGGCCACCTTGTTGCAGCAGCACGGTGAAGGGGCTTTGGCCGCTGCCCAAGCTGACCACGATGTCGGTCATTTGCATGGGGATCATGCGCATGGCGTTGGCGGTTTGGCCCGCGCTGATGCCGACGTCTTTGATCTGCTGGTTCAAGCGGGGCAGTGCGCTGTTGTTGGCGCTCCAGCTTTCAAACGTCCGCTTGGCCATCTCCATTTCTTCGCGGGTTTTTTGCGTGGCTGCGCCCAGGCCTTGCATAGCGCCCGACATTTGGCGCATCGCACCTTCGGCCTGCGCGGTGCCTTCCACCCCGATTTTGATGCCCAGATTGGCGCTCATGCACTTGCCTTAGTTTCTGCCTGGCATGGATGCCAGGGGTTGGTTTTGTTGCGCCTGGTGTTCGGCTTGCCGCTCGGCCCACACTTGCAGCGTGGCGACTTCGCAGGCCTGTATGCCGGGCCACACGTCGATGCGCTCAGCGTCTGTGAGGCCCGCGTCGAGCAGCCAGGCGCGAACGCCTGCGTAGTCCAAGCCGGTAGCGCCAGCCATGCCCGTGCGCCACTGCGTTTGCAGGCTGGTCCAGCAGCGCCATGCCAACACGCTTTCGGGCCAAAGGTGAAACTCAATTTCGTCCTTTGGCGCGTCAAGCAGACCCAAGCCGCCAAGGACGTCGGCCCATTGGTTGTTGGGGTCTGCTGGTGGTGTGTCATGGGGCTGCTCAGCGCACAGGCGGGCCAGCGCGCTTAGTTTTTTTCCTTCGCCCCGACTTCGCTCAGGTAGGTGCGAAACGCGACCGCAGCCACGCCGGGGATTTTGCAAAGCTCACGCAGTGAGCCTTCGGAGAATTCGAGGGGTTTGTCGTCGTCACCCTTGACGCCGTTCCAGCCGTGGGCCACTTTGACCAAGAAGTCGGTCAGGCTGGCTTCTTCGCCGCTGGCCAGCTCGGCGCGGATCTGGTCGGCGTCGAGGCGCTTGCAGGTCAGGCCAAAGTCAAAAGGCTGGGCCACGCCCGCTTCGTTGTTGATGGTTCCGCGCACTTTGATGCCGACGGTGTCTGAAATGGTGATTTTGATTGCCATGGTTTGCCCGATTGATGGAGTGATTGAAGTGGTGCCCGATGGGAGTGCGCGGCTGCAGGCTCGGGGCCGACCTGCGGTGGGAAGCCCACCTGCCGCGCACAAAAACAGCCGGGCGGCCAAAGCCAGCCCGGTGGCAGCTGGATCAGCTGGCGTAGGACATGAAGCGGCCCAAGAACGTGAGCGCAGCGGTGACCTGGTTGGCTTGGTTGCGGTTCAGGCTTGGGGCTTCGTTGACGCTCATGTAGCCGTAGCCGTAAGCCACAGCGCCGCCGCTCAGCACCATCTTGAAAGCCACTTTGCTCAGGCCGCGCGCGATGTCGACCATTTGCTGGTAGTTGGCGTTGGCTGGGTCGTGGCCCATGGTCACGCTGACGCTCATGGCATTAAAGCCCGTGGGCACGTTGATGGAGTTGCGCTTGGCCAGCGGCTCGATGGTGGTGAAGCGGGCGTCGCCACCGTTGGTGCTGATGGTCAGCACTTGCGGGATTTCGGTCCAGTTGGTGATTTTCTGCACCGTGCCTGAGCCGCTGCCGGATGGGTAGAACGACGTGTTCACGCTGTTCAGACCCAACAGGCCGAAGGTGTCGGCGGTGAGTTGGTCGGCCTTGAATACGCTGTCTGTCGCGTCTTCCCAGCCGGAAGTGAACAACAGCTCGTCGTTGTCGGCAAAGCCGTGGGCCACGCAAGTGGCCACAGCTGGGGCGGCGTTGGAAACAGCGGTAACAGCCTTGGCGGCGGCCAGGGTGTTCGAGAAATAGAACTTCGAACCTTCGGGGAAGTAGTAAGCCATGATGGACTCCTTTAAAAGATGCCAGGGGCGGCGATTTGCCGGAATGTAAAAACAAGGGTGGCGCAGGCGGTTTGTTCGCCGTCTACGTCAAAGTCAAAATTGATGTCTTGCGGCTCTAGCAGGTTGACGGCACCGCCCAGGGTGACGTCGGCCATGAGCCGGGCGTAAACGGACTGCACCAGCGGGTCTACCGCCACATCGGGGCTGATGCCTGCGGGGGCGCGGGCATAGCATTCGATGGCGACGGTGGTGACCCACGCAATGGGCGCGCCGGGCAGCGACGATTCGAGAATGACGCTGCCCACAGGCCGCACTACCACCGCGCCCGTGACCGACTTGGCCACGGGGCGCAGCAGCACGCGGCCCACATTACCCGCCACAGCAGGCGCTGCCTGCAGGGCTTGCATGACGGCTGTGACGGCTGTATTGGCCAGGCTGGTCATGCTGCAATCTCCAAAAGACACAGGCTGATGCCGGTGCCATCGGGGTCGTGCTGGGTGATGGTGTAGGTGGTGCCGCCCACCACGGCCGCCAGCCCTACAGGGTCGGCGGCCAGGTCGGCGGTTTTGCAGGTGATGGCGGGCTGTGTGCCCGCCATCCCCAGGATGCCCACTTGCGTGCCTTGGCTGGCGTTGTCAAAGATGACCTGCACGTCTGCCCCGCCGACCGTGGCGGTGTCGCCAAAGTCGGTGAAGAAGGCATCCAGGTCTTCAGTGAACAGCGCGGCCATGGTGTGTGCTCGGTCCGTTGTCAGGCGAATCAGGCGGTGACGATGTCCACGAACGATGCGAACGATTCGAGGTTGCGCACGGCCACATCGACGTCTTGCAAGGCCACGACACGCACGGTGCCAGCGGTGGAGCCGGTGTAAGGGTCCACCATCAGGTCCAGGCTGCCCCACATGCCGATCATCAAATCAGCCCAGTTGCCGAACAACATGGCCGACAGGTTGTTGCCTGTGCCTTTGGTGATGTTGGATGGAACGGCGTTGGTGATGGCGGTTTGGTAACCGTTCAGCGGTGTGTTGCCTGCTTCGAAGATCGGCTGGCCGTTGGTGGTGCTGAACTTTTCGGTCGACTTGAGCTTGCCGCGCACCTTGGCGTTGGTCAGATAACCCAGAGTGCCCACGTCGGCGTTGGCCGATGCGATGGCAGTTTCCAAGGCGATCACGTTGGCCCATGTGGGCGCAGCGCCGTTGGTGCCGCCCACCACTGCAGGTGTGGTCAACAGAGTCATCAGGCCGCTTGGCTGGTTAGACGCGCCAGAGCCGTTGATGGCGGCTTGCTGGATGGCCAAGCCCAACACGGTGGCCAGGTCGGTTTGCACCAAGCTCTCGACCGCGATGGAGCTTTGCAGCAACAGGCGGCGGGAAATGTCGGTCCATGCGCCCACGGTCTTGGGTGTCATGGTGACTTGGCCGAACGACTGCTGCGACTCGGTAGGCGCGGCGTTTTCTGCCACCCAATAAGCCGTGGCGCTGCCAGTGTGCTTGGGGATGGCGACTTGACCGACCAAGCCCGTCATCATGCGAGCGCCCATGCGGTTGATGACCATGGCGTTGCGCAAGATGTCGATGAAGCTGCCAGACAACAGGTCTGTGGCCACGGTGTTGCCACCGGCTGTGGGCGTGCCGACCAGCAGGTCGCGCTTTTGCACTTCGTTGGGCACAAACAGGCCACGGGCCGACTTGCCCAGCACTTTGGCTTGCTCTTCGGAGCACTCGCGCTCGAAAGCGGCGGCGCGTTGGGCGGCTTGGTCGCCGGGGTTGCTCAGGGCGTTAAGGGCACGCATCAAGCTGTATTGCTTGACTTCGCGCTTGCTCATGCCGATGTCAGCGGTGTCGATGGGCTTGGTGCTCATGACGCGCAGGGCTTCGGCTTGGAACTGCTCGACAGTGTGGCCAGCCTGGATGGATTTCATGGCCAGGTCAGCACCACCGGGGATGGAAGCTGCGATTTTGGTGATGTCGGCGGCGTGGTTACGCTGGTCGACGACTTCGATGACGGAATCAGTCATTTTGGTGCCTTTGAATGGTTTGATGGAGGGGGTAACTTTGGTGCGCTGGGCAGGCACGGGCTCGGGCAAAGTGGCCATGGTCACGGCAGCGGGGGCTGCTGTGTCGGGCTCTTGGCTTCGGCCCACGCCAACGCTGGCGTCAGCTGGCACGGAGACCAGCGAAACTTCGTAAGGCGTCCAAGAGGTCACGCGGTAGGTTTCCACACCATCCTTTGTGCTCTCGAGTAATGCCTCGTTGATCATGTAGCCGACAGACACGTTGCGGCGGATGCCGTCACGCACGTCTTGCCACACTTCCTCTGCGCGAACGCTTTTGCCAAAGCGCACCACGGCACGACCTACCCGGTCGGGGCCGATTTCGACAGATTCGATGACGCCCACGACATCGCGTGTGTCGTGGTCGCATAACAGGTTGGCACCCGAGCGCAGGCGGCTGGTGTCCATGGCGCTGGGGGTGCAGTCCAAAATCTCGATTCCCCACCACCGTTCATAAGGCTGCTCACTGGCAAAGGCCAAGGTGGCGGTGCGGGCGGTTTCGTCAATGGCGGCGCGTTCGACCACCAAGCCGCGCACGCTGCGCTTGTCTTGGTTGATCTGGCCGATTCGCTCGGCGCTCAGGTGTGTGGCAGTGGTCATGTGTGTGGCCTTTGCGTGGATTAAATTCGGTGGCGTGTTTACTTGTTAAGCAAAACGGTAAACACTTCACGGGCGCATGAAGCAAAGCAGCTCGGCCTCGCGGCGGCGGCGGTTGCGGCGCAGCGGCGCAGGTGGCGGCATCCACACCCAGGGCGCACCGATGCGCAATGGGCGGCGGCGTTTGTGCTTGACGCCGCCAGCGGCTGGGGCGTCTTCGCTCACCTTGCCCCAGGTGGCCTTCCAGCTGTTGGCCCAGCTTTTGGCCCAGCTGCTGGTGCGGCTCATGCTGCAGGCCCCCACTCGCTACCCTCTGCGCCTGTGCCGTCCACCAGCACGTTGTTGACGTACTTGATGTTGGCGTCCAGCGTGGTGGCTGCAATCTCGGCCAGCGTGGGCTTGGTGTCCACCGCCACCCGCAGCGCGTGCAGGCTGTCGGTGGCTTCCACAAAGCCGTTGGTCACGCTGTTCACGTCTGCAAAAATGTCGCTCACCTTGCTCACCATGGTGGCAAAGTCGCTGTTTTGGCTTTGCGTCAGGCCGCCCGTGGCTTGGTCGTACACATACCAGCCCAGCACATAGTTGCCCTTGCTCATGCTGCAATCGCGGGCCAGCAGGCTGCTCTTGTCGTAGAAGATCAGCTTGAAGCCATCGGTGCCCGTGAAGCGGAACTTGCCCGCGCTGATGTTGCTGGCGATCTTGGTGCCGGTGGCGTAGTCGGCGTTGATGGTGCCGTTCACGCACTTCCACACGTCCACCAAGCCGCCCACGGTGCCCTGCACGTTGACAGAGCTGTCGCCGTTGGCGTCTTCCACATCGATGCCGATCAGCTCGGTGTCAAACGCGGTGAAGGTGCCGCCACCCGTCACGATCTCTTTGATGAACTTGGCATCGGCGTCGTAGCTGGCGGCCTTGATCGTGATGACGTTGCCCAGCACCGAATACACGGCAGGCGCATCGTCGCGCACCTTCACGCTGAAAGTGCCCTCGATGCTGGTGCCGCTTCGGGTGGCAATCTGGCCCAGCTTGATGCCCTGTTCGCTGAGCCGGAACACCGCCGTGCGGTCATAACGCTTGGATGGCCCCCCAATGGCGGTGTACGCGGCCACGGTGGCCTGCACGGGCTGGGTGATGCCCACATCGGGAACATCCACAAAGCTGACGGTGTTGAGGCCAGCGGCCAGCGTGATGCTGCCTGCCACGCGCTGCGAGCCGTACAGCTCGCGGGCGTAGTTTTTGACCAGGCCGACCGAGCCAGGTGGGTAGTACAGCGTGTAATCGGTGGCCGATGCGGTGTTGTTGGTCTGGAAAAGCTCGGTGGCTGTGGTGGTGGGGTGCCACACGCCTGCCACGCCTGCAGCGGTGACGTTTTTGAGCGTGAGGATGGAGGACGATTGCCCGCCTGAAAAATACAGGGCCGTGATGGTGCCGTTGTTGGTGACGGTGTTGGAGCCCAGCTGCAGGCCAGCTGCGCCCGCCGTGATCGTGCCGTTGTTCACGCCGGTCCAGCCTACCCAGTTGCGCAGGCTGCCAGTCACCACGCAGTCGTCGGGCTGTTGCAGGTTGGCCGTTTGGTTCAGTTGGTACTGATACGCGTCGTAAATTTCCTGAACGGTGCGCGTGGAGCCAAGCGCGTTTGTCCAGGTCTTGGTGGTGAAGTTGAACGTCACGCCCGTGATGGCCGCTGCGTTGGCGATCACTTTGTCGGTCGTTGGCAGTGAGGCGTGGCTTGCTGAGACTTCAAAAGTATTGTTTCCGCTCAAAGTAAGTGTAATAGGCTGCTTGTCGTAGCCGTATCTACTTAAAAAAGCTGGATGTGTTTCTGCTCCTAAAGTTTGTCCGCTACAGAAAAATTTTGGCGTGCTTTTTAAACCATTTGTATTTGCATAATCCCAAGCGTAAATAAATTCAGTTTCAGCAAATCCACCACTAACTAAAATGTTTTTCTGTGATAAATTAAACGTAATGTCCGAAGTAGCTCCTCTTGCTCTAATCCCTGAAACGTTTGAGCCTACAGGTTGAAAGTAGAGATAGCCATCATTTAAAACATTACCTAAAGCATCTTTTGAAATTGCTTTTATTTGTTTAGAATACTCAATGACGTTATATGTACCCCCACTGACGGATTGACTATACCAAACAATATTAGTGCCTTTTAAATTACCCTTAAGATTTACCCAACCACCACCATACAGTGTAATTTGCGAACCTACATAATAAGCGGCTTTCACATAAGTCGTATCATAATTGGGTATTTGAATGCGTGGGGAAACTGAAATAATAGAAGCATTAATTTCAGGGCCGTCGGTGTCAATTGGTGTATAACCTGCCAATGAAGTTTGAGCCACCCCAAAATTCATCCAAACACCAACCCACGTTTTTGTTGCTTGAAAATTAATCGAGGCCTGTAAATTGTCCTGTCTAATACGAGGTTGCCCCGTACCTGTTCCCTTTGCACATAAAATCCAGCAATTAGAACCTTCTGTCGAAATTACAGAACGATGTATTGAATAAGTAGTGAGCCAATCTGCGCCAAATCGAACGCAAGCATCTCTTAATCTAAATTTACCGGGATAAGCATCAGTACCTGTTAAGTATAGGATTTTTAATCCATTTGTACCTAACCAATCAAAGCCGGGATACGGGAAAGGCGCGTTTGCGGCTGCTGCTTTACGACCATTAAAAATAATTTCCCCGCCATTTACAGAACCATTTACAACAAAAGTATTGTTGCAACTTCCATCGTTTCGCAATTGTGCAATCGTCGTATCAACAGTTAAAGTGCCATTGATAGATAAGTCATTCCCTTGGCAATCAAATATGCGATAAAGGTCAGCACGGTTGGTAATCGTAAAGCCAGCAGCAGAACCTAAATTTAGGTTCACCGTATCTGTGCCAGTTTGCGTGATGCCTGTCTGAACCGTAAACGCTTGCGCTGAAAACGTACCAAAAGCCGTATCAGTGGTTAGCGAGGTTGCCGAAGCAATAGCCGTAATTGTCTTGGTTACGCCACCCACGGTAATCGTGCCGCCAACACGGGCTTGGGTAGGACCAGCTGCTGCGCCTGTTAATGTTGCAAACGATGTGCCTGTCCCTGTGACGGTTGTCGTGCCAGTGCAGGAAACCGTGCCAGCCCCTGCGACTGCTGCTGTTCGTGCAAACGTCATGGATTAAATCTCCAAGAAAGGAGCCTTGCTCTCGCCTTCAGGCTTGATGATCTCCAAGCCAATGCCAGCGGCCACGATCTCAAACGCGCCCTCTGGGGTTGCGAACCAGGTCTGGTATTGCGCAAGGCCGACCAGCGCATAGGTGGACTCGCCCGCCCACTGGCCTGCATCGTCAAACAGGGTGTATTTGAAGATGACGTGGTCAAACAGGTTGTCTTGCACGCTGGTCACGTTGAGCTGTGTGGCAACCACGCGCTTGCCGTTGGCGTAGCAGATGGCGGGTTTGATCTGGATGACTTTCATGCTGTGTTCCCTTGCATTGATGTTTGTTGGCTGGTGACCATGTGCAGCACGCCGGGGTGCATGCGCCATGGTTCGGCGTGGCCGATGATGGCGGCGCTGACTTCGCTGCAGAACCATTTGCGGGGGTGTTCGCCCCGTACAAATGGCAGCACCGATCTGGCGCAGCCGATGAAGTCATACGGCTGGCCTTTGTGGTCGGCCAGAAAGTGCAGGTAAGCGCCTTCGCTCACATGGGGCAGCGCGATCACGTCCCATTTGGCGGGGCTCAGCTGCATGTGTTTGACGCGCACACCGCCTTCGTGGTGGGCGCTGCTCAGGCAGTCCACCGGGCCCGCGAACGGGTCGCCCAGGCAGATCTCGGTGTGGCTGTATTGGCTTTTGGTGAAAAAGCGGATGGCCCGGTTGACCAATCCAGCCAAGCCTGGCTGGGTGCCTTTGTAGCTGGCGAGATAAATCATGGCTTTCAGTCCCGCGTTTCGATGGTGTATTCGGTGGTGGTGTTGACGATTTCGTCATTCGCGTCGCGCTTGACGGTTTGCACGGCGCGGGTGGGGTGCTGCACGACCACTTGGGCGGGCGGCATGTTGGCCTCGAAGTTGACGGCGGGCGCGGTGACGTTGACCACGGGGGCGGCCACGTTGACCACGGGGGCGGCTTGCTGGGGCACGTTGACGACGATGGGCATTTCGGTGGCGACCTCTTTGATGTGCGCGGTCATGGCGTCGGTGAGGCCGCGCATTTGGGCCTCGATGTCGGCGGTAGACAGTTGCACGGTGGTTTGGCGGTTGTTCAGCCCAGCGATCACAGCCATCAGTTCGGTGTGTTGGCGGTGCGCCTGGTCGTTGGTTACTGCGCTGTGGCTGGGCTGATCGGTGCCCTGGTGGCTGCGGCCACCGTTGGGCTGGGTGGGCTGGGCCCCTGCGTTGGCGGCGGTTTGTGCGCCGGGTGCGCCTTCGTAGGCGGTCAGCTGCACGCCAAACTCTTTGGCCAACTCTTGCGCTTGGCCGATGGCTTTGATGGTGTCTTCGTAGTCGTAGCCCATGCTGGCGCACAGGTCTTGCGGGGCCATGAGGCCCGCTTTGACGGCCAACACTTTGGCGTTCATGTCGCTTTGTGGGTCCACCCATTCCCAGCGGCGGGCTTGCCATTCGTGGCGGGCAAACTTGGCGGCTTTGCTGGCGGGCAGGGCCGAGCCGTTGGGCATGACGATGGCGCCCGACAACAGGGCCATTTGCAGCCATTGTTTGTAGACCGGCTCAATAAAGCAGCCGATGAACCATTCTTGGTCGTGCGTCCAGCGGTCGCGCTCTTCCAGCGTGCCCGAGCGGATGCTGGAAAAGCTGACGCCTTCCAGGTCGTTGGCCAGCGAGTGGTAGGCCACGCCCCAGCCGGTGGCGATGCGCTGCAGGCAGGTCTTGGCAAAGGGGCCAAACACCTCGTTGGGGTATTTGCTGTCGTGCGGGGTGAACTGCACGCCCTGGGGCAATGTGTCGTAGATGCCGGGCTGGCTGGCGGTGACTTGCTGGCCGTTGTCGGCCTGCCCGATGGGGGCCATGCCGTCTGGCGTGGTGAAAAATCCGTAGTGGTTGGCCCCGTGCTCAGCGGCCAGCAGCGCCGACAGCATGAAGCCGCCCAGGTGGTGCAGGCTGAGCATGCCGGGGGCCATCCACGGGATGCCGCGCACTTGCTCGGCGCGGGTGACTTTGAACCGGTGCAGCATTTCGTCTGCGGCCACGCGAATGCGGCGGCGGCTGCTGCGTGCGCCGTCGGATGGGTGCGCCTCAAACAGGTGCACGGCCACGGGGCGGCGGTACTGGTTGACCTCCACGCCCATGATGACGGTGTTTTCTCCGCTGGTGCCGTTGAAAGTGGTGTCGATGCGGTCCACATCGATGACCTGCAGCGCAAAGTTGAAGCGGTTGCCCGCGTCTGCGCCTTTGACAATGCGCACCAGAAACTCGCCATCGCTGGGCAGGCTGCCCATGATGTGGGTGCACAGGTCTGCAAAGCTCAGCTGGCCCGTCACGTCACACGCTTGGCCCCATTCGGCCCAGGCTTGCTCGATGGCGGCGTTGGCCAGGCGGTCGGGCTTGCCGGGGGAATCTTCCACCCGCGCTTGCAGGCGCACGCCCACGGGGCCGACCACGTTGTCTTCGACCATGCGCTTGAACTTGGCGGCGTAGTCGTTGTTTTGCACCAGCTGGCGACCACGGCGGCGCAGCAGGTCCAGGTCGCTGTAAAGCTCTTGGTTGATGCTGTTGGCCGTGGCAAACCACTCGCTGGTCATGCGGTCCAGGCGGGCGGCTTCAAAGCGGCGCACTTGGTTGCCCTTGGCCGGGGTGTTGCCGGTGACCCATGCGGCGGCGCGGCGGAAAATGTTGGGTTGGTTCATCGGCCAAATCTCACGTAAATGCGGCCTGGTGCGCCGACCGTGCCAGGGGCGGCGTTGGCGGCGGCGGCGATGGCTTGCTCGCGGGCCACTTCGCCTTTGAGGCGGTCGCGCAGTTGCAGCAGCTCGCCCATGCTGTAGTGCTTGAGGCGGCGGCCAGCGATTTCGTATTCCTGCACGTTGCTGGTGGCGGTCTTGAGCATGACGGCCTCAACGGCGTCGAGCATCACTTTGCTGGGGGTGCGGCTGTCGAGGGTGGCCACGCTGAACGATGGCTCGACCACGATCTGGCCAGTGCCCACGGTGTAGACATCGCCCGCCTTGCTGACCTGCGCCCGCCAGGTGTAGGTGCCCGCCGCCCACGCGCCGGTGGTGGCTGCGCTGGCGGTGGCCAGGTGGTCATCGCCCTGCGCGGTGGCCGTGATGGTGATCTTGGCCGTGGCGTTGATCAGCGTGTAGACCAGCGCCCAGCCCGCGCTGGCGGGGTAGTCGGCCAGCGTTTTGAGCCACTTGGCGGTGTCGCCCGCGATGATGCGGAGGGGTTCGGTGGTGGGGGTGGTGGTCACGGTGGTTTGGTGTGGTTTGCACCGAATGTCACCGCGCTCATGTTTACTTGTTAAGCAAAACGGTAAACGCTTCGCCCAGCCCAAAGAAAAACCCCCGCAATCTTTCGATGCGGGGGTTTTGGGTTGATGGTGGCGGGACTCGAACCCGCGCCGTCTTTGTGACACCGCCGCTGCGGCCCCAGGCTCTACCAGCTGAGCTACACCATCGGCTGTAAATGTATCTGGTTATTTTGGCGTTTGCCCGTGAAAGTAGCGCATCGGCAGCGGCTGCAGCTTGTCGGCCTTCACATGCTTCACCGGGCCAAGCCCCCAGCCATCGTCCACCAGCCGCCGCACCGGCACCATAACCCCGCCCGATTTCATGGCCATGACCTTGGCCTGGTGGAATAGGTACAGGTGGCCTTGTTGGGCAGTCATGTGGATCGGGCGCGGATGGCGGCGGCGTATGAAACCCAAGTGGGCGTTGTTTTTGGAGCGTGAGTCTCGATTAAATTTGCGCAGGCCTCGCGCTCAGTCGCCACCATCTTTTTGCACATCAGCGTCCAGCTGGCGTTTGCGCGGCGGTTGGCTTCTTCGGTGGCTTCTTGGGCGACAAGGGCGGCGAAGCGCTCGAGCTGCTCAGGGTTGAATGTGTGGGTCGGGCGTTCTGGGTAATGGCGGTTCGTATAGGGCGTTGCACCCGCCTCCCGCGCCATTCGGATGATGTCGTTGCGCTCCATCTCTCACCCCTTGCTGTTGATGATTTTCCAAAGAGTGTTGCGGTGCAGTCCATAGCGGCGCTCAAGCAGCATCATGCGTTCGCCCGCTTGGTGGTCTCGCAGAATGGCGGCGTTTCGGCTGCCGCGTTCGCGCCGCGCGCTTTCGGTGGTGCTGGGGATGTAAACCCGGTCGCCTGCGTATTCCCGATGCTTTTGCTCGCTGATTTTATGGGCCAGCGCCTGCAACTGGTCGCGGTGCTCCACCAGGGCGGCGCAAAAGGCGGGGGCCAACTGCAGCACGGCGTCCAGCACATCGTCAATCAGGTCATCGGGCGCGGCCACAAATGCGGAGGTGACCATTTTCTTGGCGTCAGGCAAATGGTCGGCTGGCTGTTCGATGTTCCCGAAAAGCGCTTCGGGAACATTGGCGGGCGTGGCGGTGGCTTTTTTCACCATGTTCGGGCGTTTCCTGGTTGGCGCGATGGGCGGCGCATGAGGGGGCGGTTTTGTTGGGCCTGGGCGGCGGCGGCTTGCAGGTCGGCGGCGGCATCGGGAGGTGTGAATTTATCTGTTGTCTGTGTATTTGTGTCATTATTTTTGACGTCGAATGCAAACAAATCACCGCTTTTTGGTTGCACGGCGTCTTCCAGCTTTTCCCACATGGCGCTGGTGTAGGCGTGCAGGCCCAGCGCGTGGGTGCAAAAGATGGCGTAGACGGTGCAGTCCAGCACTTCGTTGCGGGCGCGTTTGGTGTTGACCCACTTGTATTCGATGCCCCGGCTGGTCTTTTGCGGCACGCGGCTTTCGGCGGTGAGCTGGGTGTAGAACTCGATTGGCAGGTCTTTGCTGAAGTGCACGTAACCCGCGCCGGGCTGGGTGACCATCAAGCGGCCATAAACCAGGTCTTTGGCGGTGTCGGTGCCCACGTACCACAGGCGCACGCCGCGCTTGAGCACTTGGCCGCGCCAGTTCACATCCTGAGTGGTGGCTTTGCCCTTGACCATTTTGGAAGGCTGCGGGTCACCGCGCACGGCAAACACGCGCATGCGTTCGCGGTTGCGGCAGTAGTTGTACGCCTGGTGCGTGAAGTGTCCGCCCGTGTCCACGGCCATGGCTTCGATCTTCATGCCGCGCCCGTTGGCGTGGCTGAAAACCGTCTCGCGGTAGGTGTCGAGCTTGTCCCATTCGCGTTCGTCGGCTGGGTTGGCGGGGATGACGGTGTAGTCGACCGCCCACATTTCCTCACCCTTGCCAATGGCCCAGGTCACCAGCTCGAAGCGGTTGTCTTGCACGTCGCACCCGGTGACCAACACCAGCCCGCCATAGGGCACGGTAAAGCGTTTGTAACTTTCGGCACGCAGGGCCAGTGCGTTTTCGTCGGCTTTTTCCAGCGTTTCTTCCCAGCACTCGCCCAGAGTTTCGTTGACGAAGCCTTCCAGCGGGCCTGTCTCGCCTGCCTTGGCTTTGGTGCTGGCCTCCAAAAATTCGCGCACGATGTCGGACCATTCGCGCTGGGGGCTGTAGGCCGTCCACGGATGGTAGGCAACATGGCGAGGCGCTTTGCGCTTTTCGCCGTAGGCGTTGCGCCATACGCCGTCGTGGCCATACCGGTAGTCACCACAGGCGCTGACATCCAGCCCCTTATCCCAAATCTTCAGGTAGTCGGCCTGCGTGATGGTGCCCCGGCAATGCGGGCACACATGGCGCACAGTCGTGCAGTCTGAACCATCCCACTTGAAACCATAGTCAACCTTGGCCCCACCCCACAGCAGAGGGTGCTCCACATCGCAATGCGGGCAGATGATGTAATAACTCATGCGGGCGTCGGCATGCTCTTCGCGGTATTCCACATGGCTCAAGCCTTTGACCCGAGGCGTGCTGCCAACGATCAACTTCGGAAAAGGTGCGCCCTCCAAGCGCCCACGTGCCAAGGTGACAGGGTCCGACGATTTCTCGATCTTTTGGTCAAAGCCATCGGCTTCGTCCAGCATGGCCACGGCCACCGTGATGCGCCGGTAAGCCCGCGCCGCCTTGCCGCCCAAGATGTGCAGCACCGAGCCCAAGAACGACTTGAGCTTCATGGTGTCTTCTTTGCCCGTCAACAGCACCGGCTTGATCGCGTCCACATCGCGCAACATCGGGTCGACCTCAGACTTCACAAAGCTGTCACGGTCATCGTCGGTCGGCTGCCACAGCGCCTGCTTGCGGCGGCGGTGCACGGCGTTGTAAGCAATGAAGGCCAGCAGGGTCTTGGTGTACCCCACCCGCTTGGCCTTGCGCACCGTCACCTCTTCGATGTCATCGTTGCTGAAAGCATCCATCCACCCCCGCTGGAACGGGTAAGCCTGCCACCGCCCCTGCGTGTGGCTGGACTCAGCCGACAGGAAGAAGTTTTCTTCAGCCCACTTGCTCAGCGTCTGCGGCACCACCGCCTGCAACGGCGACAGCCCCGAAGTGATCGCCGCCAACACGGCCCGCAGGGTTTCGGATGGAGCTCGGCTCATTCGTCGTCCTCGGCTTCAAATTCGGCCTCGTCAGCCGGCGCAAGGTTCTTGGCCACCAGGTCAGCCGTGGCCCGCACCCACTCGTTGCGAGCGTTGGCCAGCAGGCTCATCACCTGGTCACGCGCAGCCTCTGGCAAGTCGGGGCAGGTTTTGCGCAGCGCGGCGGGCAGCTGGTCGAAGCGCTCCACCACCGACTGGCTGGCCGTGGCCAACACCTCAGACAGCAGCCCGATGGGCGCGTACTCACCACGCGCCAAGGCGTTTTTAATTTCTTGGCCTTCACGCTGCGACCGCTTGAGCGCCGCCGATTCTTGCGCCGGGTCCAGGCCGTCAGCCGTGTCACCCAGCCGCCCAGCCGCTTGCTCACGCAGCCGCCCACAGTAGGCCAAGATCAACCCGCCCATGCTTTCATCGGCAGGCAGCTTGCCCTCGGTGATCATGGCGTTGATTGCTTGCTTTGTCGTGCCCACCACCGAGGCCACCACCGTCTGCACAGCAGGCACTTGCAGGTCAATCATCATGTCGGGTCAACCCCTCTATGAAAACCATGGAACAGTGAATCACCGCGGTTCGAATTACCCTTGCCCGCACCCCTGGCGGAGGACCCGACACGGGGGGTGGCCCCGGTTGGCGATGGCGGTGCCCGGCGCATCAAAACAGCGTCCCCTGTTGCTTGAGGATGGCCGTGTTGACTGCTTTGAGGAATGCTGCGTCGAATTCGGGCTGTAGGTTCTGGTTGACCGACTGGTTGACGATGGCGTAGAAGTCGAGGCGCTTTCGGTAGTTGGTGGACTTCACGA